TGAAAATAGTTATCTGAGTAGTCTGAGTTAGTGAGTATAGTATAGGGGTGTATGTATGTACGCCCAACCTGGTAGAGTGTACCTCTCTCCATCCTACTATGTAATCTGTTAGCTGCTAACCTCTCCTTTACTCCTAGTCCGTTAATAGAGAGAGAAGCTGTAGAGCTCTGTAGGTTCGTCCACTCTGAGCTGTCTACATAGTTAGAGCCGTTGTTAATTTTAATAACACCTAAATCGTAATCACTTATCCTATCTCCTACTAGAGTAGCTCCCTGATTGAACTCATAACGGGCTGTATCTGGATTTGTGGCTGTTATCTCTACAGAACTAAACTCTTGCCCCTGTTCAGAACTGTACTCTTGTATCTTGAAGTGATCTATCCTGTATTGTATAGTGCCTCCAGAGTTAGAAGTAGCTCCTATATCTGTATCCTCCGAGCCTTGCCAGTCTAAACCAGTAAGAGCTGCAGATATTTGCAGTCCTGTAGCATCTGCTGGGAGCTCAGGAGTTACGAATTGAAACGGTACAGAGAGAGGGAGTGCATAAGTTTGAAACAATGGATCGTATGTACCTATAATCTTATCAAAATCTTGCGTTACAATATCGAATGTAGCTGGGCTTGTATCCCATGACGGGTACTCTGCTTGTGCTCTATAGATAGAGAGCACGTCCCAGGGATCAGTAATATCAAAACCAGGCCATCCCACCTCTGTAAAATTCCGATATTCTGTTTGTTCTATCCAGCCACTATCAAAGCCATAGTTTCTCTTTAGGTAGTTAGTAGTACCTCCAGCATCTCCGAATTTAATAGTTAGCTCTAGCTTTACTCTTGCGACTCTATCAATATCTGGAGTGATCCATCCAAAGGGAGGAGCTAGATATACAAGTGTTCCAGATACTAAAAACCTTTGATCTTCGTAGTACTCTAGATCCTCATCTGATAGTACATCACTTGCAATAATTTGAGTCCTAGAGTACAGGCTATCGTGTACTAGGCTCCTCATCCCTTGATACTCTCTAGTCCTTACTACTTGCTTAAACGAGGGAGCAGAACTCCTCTCAAATCCATTGAGCTTCTCGTACTGTGTAGAGTTAGAGCCAAACAAAGCACTAATAGTAGTATTAGTTACTGTATTGTATGTAACCGTTCCATCTCCTAGTATGTGATTAGCTACATCTATTCCGTTAGAGGCGTGAGATTGAATAGCTCCCAAAGGAACCCACCATATAGAGCCCTGAGCCATAAAGACGCTAACGTTAAATGTGAGAGCTAAACTCTCCAGCACTTGATAGCATGAAAAGTACTGTTTTACCCCTTCGTTATCTTTATTATAGAAAGCATCGTGCGAAATCTTAGCGTTCTCTAGCTGTTTATTTTGAGCTCCTCCTATATCATCTTTATACTCCTTACCTATAAAGTCCTCAAAGAATCTCAGCTCTATGTCTGAAGCTCCCCAGATGCTAGAGATGTGCATCTTTTGGATAAGGTTGTGGAGGTGTTCTAATATAGTAGCTGTTCCTGTGTACGCTGCTCCATCATTATTGTAATCTATCCCTTTGAGATTAGCTAATCCATCTACAGCTGTAAGAGTTACAGGAGCGAAAGGATAATCGTCTGGAATTACTGTCTGTTCAGGGAGTATCTCTCCACTCCACCACAGCTCGTTAGAGCTATCTGGATCTCTATATATCTCTAGTCTAAAGGAACCCTCCTCGAAGCCGTCTAAATAGCCATAAAGAGCATCAAAGTACGTGCTATCTACTTTGGGGTGATAGAGTGTAATCTGTACTCTACTCCCTACTATAGGTTTGCATCTATCGTACTCATCAAAATCATAGGAGAGGTTGAATCCATCAGGTCCGAGATTAAAAGCGTAGTTTGTATCTAAACCAGCTGAATCTGCTACTAGATCAACTTTCCAGTCTGTATCATTTATATCAGTAAATTCCGAGGTTGCGTATATATAAGCCATTAGAATCTGTTTCTATCCCTAGAAGCTCTAGAGTTACTTATTACTATATCATCTCCTGAGATACGCCCGTACACCTGAACCGCGTTACCTCCCATCATCTTTTTAAGTTTCGATAAAGGAGCTACCACTTCAGGATCAATATGTGCGTTTCTATTATCTCCGACAATGGCACGAGTAGGTCCGTAAATTAGCCCTCCCTCTGCGAGAGGAACTCCAGCGTTTTCTGCTCCTTTAGCTATTATACCTTTTAATCCAGCTCCTAGAGCTACGAGAGCTATTCCAGCTGCTAGAGCTAGAGCCCAGTGCAAACTCTCTAAACTTGCTTTTATAGCCTTAATAGTTACTCCTATCCCTATAGCTATGTTTCCTAAGTTTATAGCTAAATCTGCAAAGGTTCCTAGTAGCATAGTACCGAGCCCTCTCACTGGTTCTTTAGTAGCTATAGCTGCTCCTATCATTGCAGCTGTACCTGACACCATAGATTGAGCTGCTGAAGAGATGGCGTCGTTTATGCTATCCGTTAGCTCCCAGCCCTTCCTTATTATCTCATCAAAATCCTTAACTATTGTATCTGCTACTGTACTCGTGCTAGTTTGTAGAGATTTCATCCCCGCTCCCCATTGCATAGCTAACTTGGGAGCTAAAGGAGTGAGCATCTCCATAGCTGCTCCCATCCTTTCTAAAGGCACTACGGGGTCTCCTTTTGAGCCTGGATCTGGAGGGTCTATAACATCAGGAGTTAGTGAGGCATATTTATTTAATATATCGAGCTTTCTCTTTTCAAAATCCTCTATTAAGTCAAGTGTTTTATCTCTTTGCTCTTTGTCCTGTTCGTAAAAGTATTTCTCATCTGCTAGATTCTTTTGTGCTGCTTTCCTTGTGAGATCCCCAGCGTTATCTACAACATCTTGCATACGCTGTAGCATTATCTCTCTCTCTCGTATAGCAGACTCATCCTCTGCTAACTGTCCAAATAGAGCTTCTCCCTCCGCTGCAAATGATTTTTCTAGGTATGTTTTCCTCAGTGCATTAGTATAGGCATTTAGATTTGTAACTAAATCGGAGTACTTAGTATTTTCTGCATCTAAATTTGAGAAGTGTGTAGAGTCTATCTCCTGGAGTCTTTTTAATATCCGCTCCCTATCCTCTAGAGATTTCTTTTCATCCTTGTACTGACCTACAAGATACCTAACCTCTGCACTCTGCTCTCTTGCTACTTTCGTAGCTTTCTCTATTGAGGTTTTGCTACTGTTATTAGCTTTATCTAGTGCTAACATACCAGCCGTAATAGCTGCAATACCTAGTACAGCCCAGCCAATAGGACCAGCCATAACTCCTAGAGCTCCTGACACAGCCCCGAATCCAGCTATTAATTTAGGCACTATTATAAGTAATGGACCTATAGCAGCCGCTAGTCCTCCCATTATTAAAATAATCTTTTTAGTTTCTGGAGATAACCTCGTAAAGCTCTGAGCTAGATCCACTACGTAGTCTAATAAATCACTTATTATAGGAAGTAGATCCTCAGCTAGAGCTGCTCCAGCTAGTTTCAAGTTATCGAGAGCTGTACTAAATTTGCCTGTAGCAGTTTCAGACAATCTCTCCATAGCTCCATTAGCCATACCTCCCTCCTCAGATAGGCTCTTTAAGTAGTCATTGAACTGCTTAACAGTAACCGCTCCAGCTCCGAGCTCTGAGGGGAGAAGTCCAGTGGCATCTGCTAACCCTTTGAACACTGGGATCCCTCTCTCCGCTAATTGGTTGAGATTCTCTAGCTCTACTTTCCCTTTGGCGTTAACCTTTGCGAAGATAGCTGCTATCTCGTTTATAGGTTGTCCAGTAGTAGCTGCGATATCTCCTAGAAATTGGAGCTGTTCGTTAACCTCTCCTATCCCTGTACCTGAAGCTATAAGCTGACGAGCTGAAGTAGCAACGGCATCTATTTGAAAAGGAGTTTTTGCAGTAAACTCATTGAGCTGCTGCATCATATCTCCAGCTTGTTTCGCTCCTCCAGTGAGAGAGATAAAGCTAACCTCCATCTTCTCTAAATCTGCTGCGCTTTTGATAGCCATAGCTCCTATCCCTAAAATAGGGAGCGTTACCGCTTTAGTCATCTGAGTACCTAGAGCTGTGAAATTAGAAGTCATAGAGCGCATATTACGCTGCACTTTACCTAGACTCTTGTTAAGATCTCTAGTATCTGCTCCTATCCTTACTACTAAATCTCCGAGCTTTGCCATCTCACTTATTTTCGGCTAGAGCTTTGAACATATCCCAGCCTCTGTTATCATTCTCTATCTTCTCCTGAGCTTTCTCCCAGGGGAATACAGTTAAATCTTTAGGAGTAATCTTACTCCCTTTCTTTGTGTGTACGTTTAGAAGTAGAGCACTTTGCCACCTGGTACGCTCCCAGTTGGACCGCTCCCTTAGCTCCTCGCTTTCTTTCTTTCCACGCACTGCA